GAATTTCGATTTAGGTTCACTGTCTTTATCCCAAACCAATACCTTCGTCTTTTTAGATTTAAATCAAGCTGGTCGAGCGCAACAAATTCAAGCAACTGCAGATTTGTTGGACACGATTAGCGACATGGGACTTGATGGCGGTGGGGCATTTGATATTGCTGGTTTTGATGAAACCACGATTCTCACCGTTGGTGATTTATTAACCATTCTTCATGATGCAGCTTTATTCAATTCATTTAAATTAGGTCGTTCGCGTGCTAACGGGGATTTAACCGTGTTTGAGCAGGTCTATCAATTTTTATTGACCACGGCGACCCTGGATACTTTTATTTATGATGGCTTGAATGAAAATCAAAGAGAACTCGCGCTTTATCAGGACATGACGGCGCTTGATAATAATTTTGGAACCAATTCACCCGATGATTGGTCTGGTGTAGATGGTGAAATTCAACGCTTTGTGGATATCATGGTAGCGTTTGTTAATACCGATATCGACTTCACCAATTTTGGTGGGGATGCGATTGGTGACTTATTGAATACAGAAGTTGGCTTGGGTAAAGTTGAAGATCTATTACTCTCCATGAATGAATCTACAATTATTTCCCCGGCTATTGGCAACCTGTTTGGCAATGTGTTTGGTTCTGATGCTTTTGATATTGGTGGGTTAACCATGAGTGATGCGAATACGGATTACTTCAACCAACAACCACTTAAAGCAAACCGAGCAACAGAAATTAGTTTAATTCTCGATATTTATTGGGACATTAACAATATCGGTATCACCGGTGGTGCGGCTTTTTCTGCCGACCTCATTGATCCAGTGTTGTTTGATGGCTTGCTCAACAAAATGCATGATTCGAATGTGTTTAATTCGTTTAAAACTGGAAATATTCTTTCAATAATTGGACAAATAGTTACTGAATTTTACCAAATTTTTCAACATTTAAATGAATAGTTTATTTTTCTCAGAGCGAAATTTAGTAATTCCTGAACCTATTGAGTGACCATTAAACAGTGTATTTACAAATAAATACTGTAAAATACAATGCTGACCAAGAATTTAGAGTTCTTAAATTCCAGATGGAGATGGTTGATGAAACCAGTGGGGTAAGAAAATTAAGTCTGAATACAGGTGCTGATTACAATACTCTTATGAGTAAGGGGGGACATCCCGTAGATGAAAAAATATTCTACAAATGTGTAGACTATTATAATAAAACCACTAATAGTGATTTTATTAATGTTGTTTATGATGCATGTACAGTAGATGAGATGTGTGCTACAATTCATTATGAAATGGAGCAAAACCAAAGAGAAGATGGTACTTATACTAACTTACTTGTTGGCATTGATCATTCTGCACTATTTAGAGTAGGTAAAGGACAAAAGGATAAATTTGAGATGTTAAATAGCTTAGGTGAAGCTCTCACTATGATGAAAAAGAAATATCCAGTTGCTTTTGTAGTTCTTAGCCAATTAAATAGAAACATAGATGCACCAGATAGACAACGGGATGGTGAATATGGAAATTATATTCTTGATTCAGATATCTATGGTTCAGATGCTTTATTGCAACATGCTGATGTAGTTATGGGAATTAACAAACCTTCAATTAGAAAAATTAGACAATATGGTCCAGAAAGATTTCTTATCAATGATGAGGACATGTTGGTGTTTCACTTTTTGAAGTCAAGAAATGGTACAACTAGAATTAGTTTCTTTAAACTAGATAGGACTACCATGAGAATTATTGAAATAGACACTCCTGCCCAAGCAACAAAGAAAATGTCAATTTAAAAAACAATTATGAATGTAAGAAAAGAAAAAGAAAAAGAATTTTTTGTCCAACACATGGATACCTTTAGAGCTATTGGTAACCCGGACCCATTTTTTATTATCAAAACAGCCTTTTTCCAAAAAGGTAAGTTTGGTAGACATGTTCAGTTTTTTGAATCTGAAGTGGGTAAAGGAGAAGATATCTATGTTGAGTTCTATGATAATGTTACTGATGCAAATAATGTTGTTACAAATGTAATACCATTTTCAGAGGATAGACAATTATTTAAGTACAAGTACAATCCTTTCTATGTAGAGGAATATGAAACTAAAACTGGTACAAATTATAAGGGTGAACCTTATGTATTGTATACAGTCCCTGTATCTGAAATGTGTGCAGTTCTAAAAGATGGAACTGAGATTACACATGCTCTTTATGAAAAGAGAAAAGCAGATGCTGAAACAAAAACAAAAGAAGAAGAATTACCAAAATTACAGAGTAGTTTATTCCCTGATTTTGAAGAAGAATTTCCTAAAAAAGAAGAGACTGCATCTATTTCAATAGCTGATATTCTTACTGGTGAGGATTCTCCTATGTCAGATATGACTATTACTGATTTTGCTGCAATTATGTGGAAAAAACCAGTAAGTAATAAACTTTGGTTAAATTCATTAATATCTAAACAATGAGTATAGTACTTCCAACAACAAAAGTAAAATCAGAATCAACTAATCCTAAAAGATTAATTATTTATTCTAAGCCAAAAACTGGTAAAACTACCGCATTTGCAGGTTTAGATAATAATCTTATTATTGATTTAGAAGAAGGTTCTAATTATGTAGATGCTTTAAAAATTCAAGTAAGCTCATTACAAGAATTACTTGAAGCTGGTAAAGCTATCAAAGAAGCAGGTAAACCATATAAGTATGTTACTATTGATACTGTAACAGCCTTAGAAGATATGGTTGGTCCTCTTGCCGTAAAGTTATATAAACAAACCAGCATGGGTAAAAATTATGATGGAGACAATGTCTTATCATTACCTAATGGTGCAGGATATTTATATTTAAGACAAGCTTTCTTTCAAGTTTTAGATTTTATTGATACCTTAGCACCCCATATTATTTTAGCAGGTCACATTAAAGACAAGCAAATAGATGATAAGGGAGAGATGGTATTAGCTGCAAACATTGATTTGACAGGTAAAATTAAATCTTTAATCTGTGCTAATGCAGATGCAATAGGTTATATGTATAGAAAAGGTAACAAAACTATTCTATCATTTAAGACTAGTGAAGAAGTGACTTGTGGTGCAAGACCAAAGCATTTAACTAATGAAGAAATTGTAGTTTCTGAATTGAATGAAAAAGGTGAACTAGAGTTTCACTGGGACAAAATTTATGTATAATAACAAATAAAAAATAAAACAAAATGGCTTTAAGTACAACAGACTTAGGAACAGGTGGATCAGGAATGGCAAAAACAATTGCACCAGGTAATCACACTTTAAAAATTAACAGTATTGTCTTGGAAGACTTTACATTTATTGATGGTGCAAAACACATGATATTAAATGTAGAAACAGAACCTTTAGAAGGATTTGAAGGTTTCATGATTGACAAAGATGATGCAAGTAAAGGTCATTATGCTGGTCAAATTGGTAGAATCAAAGCAAGTCAGTATGCATTTGCAGACGGTGAGACTAAAACTGGTATCAAGATCCAAAGAGATAGATCAGTTTTAATCTTCTTACAAAACTTATCTAAAGCATTAGGAGTAAGTGATTGGTTCACATCTCAAGATGGTAAACATGATACTATTGAAGACTTTGTAAGTGCATTTAATAAAAGTGGTGTCTACAAAGATATCTATCTTGATTTCTGTATTGCAGGTAAAGAGTATGTTGGTAAAACAGGTTATACTAATTATGATATGTATTTACCAAAAGCTGATAGAGGTACTTATGTTTACACTGAAACTGAAGGTGATAAACTAATGACTTACAATGAGGCTCTTCACTTGAAAAAAGCTGAAGTAAAAGAAGTAAATAAATTTGGTGATGATGATGATAATTTATCTATCCCATCTAAAACATCTTCTGATTTCTCTCTAGATTAATTTTAATTAATTAATGGGGATGTCAGATAAGGTGTCCCCATTAATTTTTAATTATCTGATTATGATTTCAACTAAGAATATAATATCTAAACTTTCTCAGGTGCCTATAGAATGGCCTTTTGAATATTATTTAAACTTAAAGGAAAAACTTTTAGGTCAAGATATTAAAATACTTTCTGCATTTAATTCTAAAGATAAGATACCATCTATGTTTATTTACATGGATAGTAACAATATGATTTATAAGTTTAAGGATTTTTCATCTGGTTATCAGGGAGATAACATACAATTAGTAAAGTTATTGTTTAACTTACCTGAAAGAGGAAATGCTGTTAGTAAAATAATAAATGATTATCAAGACTATGTTCTAAATCATAATGTACAACCTAAAACAGAGTTTAAATTCCATGATAAGTTCAAAGTAGTTGATTATGAAATGAGACACTGGACTAACTTAGATTCTATTTTTTGGACAAGCTTTAAGATTAGCTCTACACTTTTGACAACATATAATGTGGCACCTTTGGCATATTTTACTATGGAGAAAAAAGAAGAAGATAGCTCTATGACTTCATTTGCATTTAATAAACCTTTCTTATATGGTTATTTTAGAGATGATGGTGAACTGTATAAAATCTACATGCCTAAGAATATAAATAAGAAGTTTATTAAAGTTCAAAATTATGTTCAGGGAATAGATCAATTACAGTATAATTGTAAGTACTTAGTAATTACATCATCACTTAAAGATCTTATGTGTTTTAGAAAGCTTGGTATTAGTAATGTAGAATGTATTGCTCCGGATAGTGAAAATACTATGATTGGAGAATCTGTAATGAGTAAACTAATACCACACTATGATAAAATCATTGTACTGTTTGATAATGATGAGCCTGGCATAAAAGCTGCTCAGAGATATAAAGACAAGTATGGTTTTAACTTTGTAGTACTTGACATGTCTAAAGATCTATCAGATTCTGTAAAAGACTATGGTGTTGAAGCTGTAAGAGATAAATTATTTCCACTATTAAAACAAGCATTATGAGTTTAGAAAAATCAATGAATGATTTAGAAGATCATATCTCTTCTGCAAGATATGAATTTGATAATCTAAGAGAAAAAATTGAAAGAGAATTAGAAGATGTAAATACTGAAATTGGTGATTTAAAAGATCAAATTGAAACTCTTGGAGAACAAAATGAACTTCTTGAAGAACAAGTTGAAGAGTTAAATAAAAAGCTTGCAATATTTGAGTTAGAGAACATGGAGTTAAGATTAAGAATAGATGTTTATCATTTAACTATAAAATATGTATGAGTTGGATATATAAAGGTAAAGAGTTTGATGATTCCTGTATTCCAGAAGGAGGTATTGGATTCATTTACATTATGACTGCTATCATTGATGGTAAGTCTGTTGCATACATTGGCAAGAAGAACTTCTTTGCTAATATAAAAAAACCTATGGGTAAGAAAGCTTTGGCTATGTCTACTGACAAGAGGTTAAAGAAATACACCCGGGAACTTAGACCTGACTTTATGAAATACTATAGTAGTAATAAAACTCTTAAAGATGCTCACAAAGCAGGTGTTGTAATTAAAAGGGAAATTCTAATGATTTGCTACTCAGCAATGGAATTGACTTATCAAGAAGTAAAGCACCAGTTTAAATATGAAGTGCTTGAAAAAGAAGGATTCCTTAATGGGAATATCTTGGGACGCTTTTTTAAAACAAAATAATATGAGTAATGACAGACATATCAGGGAAGGTTGGACAGTTCAAGCATTTATTGATGAGCTAGAACCAACATTTAATATGATTATGAATAATAACTCTTGGCAAAAGCCATTTAAGAGTAAAGAGGAAGTAAAAACTTGGTGTAAGGATAATCAACCTTATTACAAGAAACACATTCCTGAAGTAGCAAAATATTTTATACAAAAAGCAAAATTATGACAGAAATTGATATGACAGGCCTTCTATTACAGTTGGCTGACCGTGGTGTGACCGGTATTAGAGTAGAATATTCTGGTGGTGGTGATTCAGGATGTATTGACAGTATTATGTATACTACTCAAACTTTAGATAAAGATGAAGAAATAGCATTTGATTATATTTCAGAATTACCTACATATGGACATGACGCAGCTCCAAATTTAAGTGATCTTGATAGTGGAATTTATTCAGATATTGAAGATTTTGCCAATGATAAAATTCTTGGTGATATTGAGGATTGGTGGAACAATGATGGAGGTTATGGTGTGTTGTCTATTCTTGTTCCTTCTGGTAAATATACAATTGATAACTCAGTTTATATTACTAATACAGAGCACTATACTCATGCTGGTAATTTAATTAATCAAACTTTAGACTATAATGGATGAATTAAAATTTAAAGAAGCTAAAGAATTACAAGAAAAGATTAATACTCTTAAATTTAGACAGAGAGGACTTGAAAATGCTCTAAAATCTTGTTCTATATCAGCAGTAGTAAATTATTCAACGGGATCTTTTTCTAGAAAAAATGAAGTGTCTTTATATGATAAAGAAGGTATAGATGATCTAATTAAAAAAGAATATGACAGTATTACTTTGGAGATATTAGATCTAGAAAAAGAATTTAAAAATTTGTAATATGTCACACCCATATGATCATAGTAGAAGCAGTGCCCGTAAATGGGGTGGTGAACCATCAGAATATATGCATATTCATGAATGGTTTGATGCTACAAAGGCCTGGATTGGTCACAGTAAACATAGAATGTTCCGTCATCATAGTGAGGGTATATTTGAATGTGAAAAAACTTTTGGTACTTATTTTGTAAATTCTGTAGGCAAAAGAGTCTACATAAGATATGTTGGAGAACAACATG